TTCACGCAAGTGAAGCACACTTAAAAAAGCAAAGTATGGTGCTCTTGCTATCTCTTCAAGTACCCAGAATCTCTGAAAATGACGACCTTGATACAGGAAGTCTAAGATAGCAACTGTAATATTTAATGTAAACGTATTAAGTTTCTTCATCTACATCCTCATATAAAGGACAAGGTTCTTCAAATAAATGTTCCATTCTAAGTTGTTTGATGCGCTCGCGGAGTCCTTTATAGAACTCCCTCCTTTCTTCAGCGTTCATTTAAGACTGTAGTGTGATTTTTAACCATGGAAAAATTGGATCAATCACGCCGATGAGTCGAAGTAAACCCTCAGCAAAAAGTGCAAGAACAACCCAACCAACACACATTGAAATAATTGAAGCATTACGATTGTGTTGTCGTATTGCAGCATCTATCATCTCCTGACACTCTTCACGAGTGACATAGTGAACTGGTTTGATTTCATCCATCCTGTGAGACATTGGGTAAGTTGTCCATCGGGTCAGGTCCTCCCGAAACTATAGCACATGCTCGTCGATAATAGAAATTGTCCGTATTTCCTGATTCTTCTAAAGCTTCTTTGACTCTCACCCAATTTTCGTAGGATGTTTTGTCCATTTGTTTTTAGTTTGAAATACTTACTAGCTATTATAGTAAGTATCTTTAACCTTGCATTAATGTGTTGATTTCCTAACGGAAAAGGTGGGATTCGAACCCACGGATGCTCTCACATCGCTGGTTTTCAAGACCAGTGCCATCAACCACTCGACCACTTTTCCTAGCGAACTTCAAAGTTCAATTTACGAACTTTGCGTTGTCTTCGTTCTTCTTGCCAACGAATATCCTCTTGAGTAAGAACATTTTCTTTCTTACTTGTATAAGAGTTTAACATAACAACTTGCGATAGGTCAACTGCTGAAATCTTATCACCACGAATAGTGGTCATATTAGCACAACCACAGGAGACTGCCTTACTTGGATGCCCAATCAACTCCTTACCACAGGAGCGGCATCTGACTTTTATATTGTCCATTGTTATAATGTGTTCCTTCTTTCACAGAAGTCTTTCCACATTTATTTATATGGGCGATGAGGGATTCGAACCCCCGACTTTCTCCGTGTAAAGGAGACGCTACTACCGCTGAACTAATCGCCCTTCTCTTCATATTGTAGCATATACTCTACGGTTTTGGCAACATCTTCCATTGCATCGCGTAGAACTGGGCGTTGTCCCGATTCCATCCACTTTACATCTTTATCATCCGTGAGAGTCCAACGCCATTGACCCATACTCTTGGAATACCAGAGATTAATTTTCATTTTAACCA